AACCTATATAAGCCATCTTATGTAATTTCCATTATTGATAATGTTCCAGATACTTTGTCAGCTACTGAACAATCTACTCTTAATGCGTCTGTTGCTTCTAATACAACTTTTCCACCAGATAAAAGCTCTAGTGAACTTCCAGCAGGAATAGTTACATCTTTAACGAAAAATGATATTCCGTTTGCAGTATTGTTTGCAACAGCTCTATTTGCTGTATCGCTGTTAAGTTCTACTTCAACTGTAACAGCTGTTGTATGAATGTTTGTAAGTATCAATCCTAATACAACTGTTGTTGTACTAGATGCTACTGTATACATAACATAAGGAGTTCCAGCACTAGCTGGTTCTGCTGCGAATGTTACTGTCTTAAATGTGTTTGCCATTTCTTATTTTCCCCTTATTGTTAATTTAACCTAAAGCTATTGCTAAAGCTGTAGGATCGTCTGTTACATATCCAGCAGTATTCAAATATGTTTTTACATCTGACAAAGCTACTTGTACCATAGTTCCAGCATCATTTACAACTAATCTATCTGCATCTGCTAATGTTGTAGATGTAGCACTTGTGTTTCCATCTAGTTTATTTATTTCTGCTGTAGTAACTGTTGCTCCATCTAATAAATTTAATTCAGTAGCAGTAGATGACATTACTACATTTTCGTTAATTTTAGGTGATGTTAAAGTTTTGTTTGTTAAAGTTTGTACTCCAACTAAAGTTACATCTCCAACATTGGAAGGAGTAATTACAGTAAAAGTAATTGTATCAGAACCTAATGATGCTGTGTTATTTGTAGTACATAAGAATATTTTATTATCATTAGAAGTACCTTGATTAACAACAACCATTTGACCTGATAATTCAGCAATAGAATTAAATTGTGTATCTCTTGATGCTGCTCCTGCACCAGATCCTACTGCAGTATATAAACCATTTTCAGAAGCTGTACTTTGATCTTTTAAAAGTACTCTATCTCCAGCTACAAGTGTAATACCATCAATGGTATCTCCAGCTTCAAGAGCTGATGAAATTGCTACATTGGCAGTTGAAGCACATTCTGCAATAATTCTAGTTCTTAACCCAGCAACTGCATTGTCAACATATGTTGTTGCAGCTTTAGCATTTATTTGTGTTTGGATAGCTGAAGTAACTCCATTAACATATGCAAATTCTGCATTTGAAACTGCACCATTGTGAATTTTAGTAGCATCTATTGCTGCACTAGCATTAACATCTGCATTAACAATTGTACCATCTGTTATTTTTGCAGAAGTAATTTGTGAATCAGCAATTTTAGCTGTAGTTATTTGGTCATCTCCAATGTGAGCTGTATCAATTGAAGCGTCTGTGTAATGTTCTGAATCTATTGCGTCATCAGCAATTTTTGTTCCATTTACTGAATCTGCTGCTAAATGAGCAGTATCTATACTACCATCAACATATTGATCTGAGTCTATAGAGTTTACACTCATATGAACAAGATCTATACTTCCGTCTGTATAATGTTCGCTGTTAATAGCATCATCAACTATCTTGGATCCGTTTACGGAATCTGCTGAAAGATGTATTAAGTCAATACTTCCATCTACGTATTGATCGCTATCAATACTGTTTGCACTCATGTGTGCTACATCTATACTAGCATCTGCGTAGTGTTCACTATCTATAGCATCGTCTGCTATTTTAGAACCATCTACTGAGTCTGCCGCTAAATGAGCAAGATCAATTGAAGCGTCTACGTATTGGTCACTATCTACACTATTTGCAGACATATGAACTAAATCAATACTGCCATCTACGTACTGGTCAGAATCTACAGAATTAACTGCCATCTTAGCAACTGTAACTGCACCATTTATTAAATTAGTAGTAGCAATACTTGTTCCTGGAATTGTATTATTTGTTGCAGATAAAGCACCTACAGAAACAGCTATTGTTTCATTTTGTAATGATCCAGAATCCCAAACAACTGTTACTGTTGTATTGGTAGAAAATGCAGTTGCTGAAATAGTTCCATAAATAGTTCCTGTGCTTGATCCTACTGCTCTAACTCTACGACCAACATGATAGAATGTTGTTACATTTGTACTTGCTATTGTGAATGTGGTAGCACTTGCGTAAGCAATAGTAAAAGCTGAATCACCATCTCCATAAACAATCCACTGAGAATCATTATACCATTCCCTTACGTCTACTAAAATTCCTCTAATTGCATTATTAAGACTTGAAGGCAACATACCTTCTTCAATATTAATGCCACCTACTTCTGTGTTACTTGTTGCTGTCGTTGAATAATCTTTTATACCTGCCATTTAAACTCCTAAGACATAAACCATGCAAAAACTTTATCTGTTTCTACATTGTTTTTATTAATTAAACTATTTACTGATTCTTCCAATTGTCTTTGAAAGAACTCTTGTGTTTCAAAAGAATATCTAACATTATCGATATCTCTTTCGGTAACGTCTGCCATTATCTAGTACCTGCTTGACTTGCTATTATATCAATACCTTGAGCATCATTCCACCCTACTCCTGCGGAAACTTTAACATTTGCTCTAATATATCTTCCAGAAGATCTGACTGGATTTACACCACTGTTGTTAGTAGTTCCAGATACAGACTCTGTTGCGGTGTCTGATAATTTCTCTCTGCTTTTAATAGTTACAGTAGTATCTGCATCTATAATAGGCCTTACTCCTGTAATATTTAATCTCACTCCTGGTTTGCCTTCAATCTCATCTGTTTCTAATTCTGCCTCTAATGGAGTTCCTGAAAAGATAGCAGCTTTGAAATCACTATTTATTGCTCCTAAATAAAGTTGTCCACCAGACCAAAAGTCTGTATCTAAAGATATATTAAGGTCTTCTAAGTTTTCAGATATAACATCCATTGTTTCTACAGTATAAGCACCAAAGAATTGTGTAAAAATAGTAGATGCTGAAATACTAGCAAAAGTCCATTTTTTGGTAACATAATTATAGATCATTAAAGAATCTGGATTGCCATCTGTGCTTCGTTTAGAAACATACGACCAAATAGCTAATTGATTAAAAGGATCCACTGCTGCACTAATACGATCTGTGTATGCTTTGTTTAAATCATTATCAAAATAACGATTAACTTTTTCTGCTCCAATAGGAATTAATGTATCTCCACTAATTTGGTAAAATCCATCATCAGAATAAAAGAAAACATTTCTATCATTTTGAGTTACTGTTCTTCCATAAACAGCTCCACGATTAGATGATATAACAGAAAATCTAAATACAGTTGCACCACCTACAAAGTCCATACGAATAATTTGATTCTGTCTAAATACATATCCAACTTCTCCAGAAGTTATGTGAACAATTTGACCACCTGAACCTGGAAGGTCTTGGTAATCTGCTAATTTTTTTCCAGATGTCCATGTAGTAATATCATTAATACCAGACCATTGAACTCTATTTGTGTTACTGGGTAAATTTCCTGTAACTAAAAAATCACGTATAACTCCGCTTACTCTAAATACTGGTGGTGTGCCTTCTGTTGCAATAGCAGATAAATTAGCAAAATTAGTTGAAGTACCCATTAAATAATATTGAGGTGCATCTACACCATTAGATACAATTATATAATTTCCAAATTGAGTAAATGTAATGTAGTCTGTAGAATCTCCTGTAAGAGGAGTACCACCTGAAAAATTAATAGAAGTAAGTCTTGCAGTATCAGAAGAAGTAACTGTAAGATTATCTCTACCTACTGCTGCTCTTGTTACTGTAACAACTGCGTCTGCTACTGTTGCTGTAAAATCAGCATGGGCATTAATAGTAGTTTTCAAATTTGCTGCTGTAGTATTATTATTAGTTTCTACTTTAAATAAAGTTCCAGATGCTGTTCCTGCTGTTGAAGTAAATACAATAATTGTTCCATTATTTTTTGTTAATGAAAGGGTTTTTCCAGCACCAATGTTTCCATAATCTGAAACTGTAATTGTACATGATGCTTTGGCTGTAGTTAAAAGTAATCCACCAGCACCTCTGTCTGTAAAAGCTCCAGAAGTTAATTGATAAATAGTATCTTGAGAACTAGCAAAGTTAAAAACACTACTAGCACCATCTCTAAAAGAACCTGCTCCTAGACAAGTAGATAAAATTGTATTGCTAGAATAAGGAACTAAACTTTTAACAGGTTTATAAGATTGTTTAGCATGATAAACATTTTTAGCTATGTTTGCTCCTTGCTTAAGATGATTAGGTTGGTCAGGTAACCATTCCCCAAAAGGTAGTTGCATTGATTACTTTCTTCTGTAGAAAGACAAGTCAGTAGATACGTCTGCTCTTTGAACTGTAGGCGCACCACCATAGCTATCTTGTCTGTCGTTATTTTCGCATCTTTCTAAGGCCATAGAATACATATTCATCCACTGAGCTGTCTGATTTGGGTCAATACCACCAAGAAAATTACTTGCATGATAAAGACTACCATAAAGATAAATAGCAGGATGTGCAGAAAGAATGTAGTTACTAGCCACTGAGTCAGATAGATTATTGAATGCTTTGTAGTATTGTAAATAGCCCGTGTACGATGTATCAGGTGTTGGAGCAAATCTAAAACTTTCTGTAGCATCATCTGATTCTATTGAATAAACTCTTGGTAGTCCAGAGGTTGAACTTCCTTTAGTTTTAAATAGATTAGCAGGAGTAATGTATTCAACATTATATTTTGTGCTACCAGATAGTATGTATAAAGATCGTACAGAAATAAATCCAGTAGGAACAGTTACAGTTTCTGCATTGATGGTAATCTCATCAATTTGTTCCATCTGTCTAATTCTTAACTTAGCGTTAAAATCAGCTTCAGCTAAAGCAATAAAATCTCCAGCTATTTCTGTAGTAAGATCAGATCTATTAAGCCAATTAGCTATAGATGTTTTTAAGTCTGTGTAAGTAGTTAAGGCCATTATAAATTTCCTGACGCAGTTCTAAAATAACGAAACTCGTTACTATTTAATTTTCTTTTAAGAATTTTTTTACGTTCATCTGCTGGTAAACCAAACCAGTTATTAGAACCATTATATTCTTTAGCCCAAAGCGTTAATACTAAAGTTGGAATACTAGCTACTCTTTTTAAATCTTTAGATGCAGAATAGCCATCTCCATCATTATACATTCTTTTGTTTTTTTTAAGAATGGGTTCAACGTCTTGTGAGTTTTTTACAGTTAATGTTCCATCATCTTCAAAGAAATACTTTGTTCCATCTGGATCAACTGATCTTAATATACTCATTATTCAGATAATAGAGTAACGTATAATTCACCATCTGAACTACCAATTCTTAGTACAGCTATCTTTTCACCTGCATCAACTTTAATAATTTCAACTTCATTAGCTGGTAAGTAAGTTGTAGTTATAGCAGCAGTTGGTGATTTGTTAACTACTATGTGGCAAGCAATAGTGCTTACTACTCTTATATATTTTGTGCTATCTGGAAATGCTGCACTTGCAGAAGAACTTGCTGCTGAAGTTAGCTTTAATACAGTTCCGTATCTTAGTCCGTAATTCATAATTTTATTCCTTTTATTAGGGGGCGTTTCCACCCCCAATTTTAATTATCTTCTAATAACTATAGTAAGTTCCATTTTAGAAGCATTAGTAGATCCACCATTTGTAATAGCTTCAATAACATCCCCTTCAAGGACATTATTTAGTGCTGAAGGATTTACTGTATATTGTTTTCCTGCTGAACTTGCAGCTATATGACTGATTGCAGCAGTAGTACAAGCTGTACCATTAATTTCAAAGGTAATAGCTGCTGTTCCAGTAGTAGTTGCTAAGTTGTGAGCAAATATTTTAATTATTTTTCCATCGTCAGGCACAACTACGAAAGTAGAAGATGCTGCTGATACATCTGGAATTGCTGTTGTTAGAAAGTAGTCGTTTAATGTTCTCATTTTATTTTCTCCGTTTGCTTCGTTCCGCCAATGACTTCAAAGACCAAACAAATTGTTTGTTTAAAAGGATGGCAGATTTCTCCGCCACCCCTCTATTTTAGTATTATGAAGTAGTTAAGTCAAATACTCCACCAGAAGCAGCTTCACTTCTAGAGATCAAAGTAAGTTCAGTTAATAACTGTCTTTTCTCTGAGTCACCAGTTTTGGAAAGCTCATTCATAGTGAAATCTCTTAAGAAACCTACAGACCAATAATCCATATCTAGGACTAAAGCATCTCTATCTCTTGAGAATCTATTTGGTACTACCTCTAGATCACCGAAGTCAGAAGAATACACGTCAATAGAAGTGTATAAAGTCTTGTCTTCAGATGCATCAAATCGAGTTGATCCACCAGTGAAACTAGAAATTTTTTGTTTGTTAAATGGGCCTACCATTATAACAGACGGGCTTCCACCAGAGTTCCAACATCCTTTGATAACCCCTTTTAAAAGGTCTTCAGTCAAAGCTCTTTGTGTTCCGTCATTTCTAGCATCAGATCCATCAGCTGCAGTTGGTGATGTACCACTTGCACCTAAAGCATCGTTAGTAGCAATCCAAGCACCTACAGAAGCAAATGTTCTAGCAGTTGTTGCGTTACCAGCAGCTCTTGCTTGGTTAGTCAACAAAGTAGCTTCAATGTCTCTTTTTAGTTCTTTAGATTTTTTAGCAATTTGATACGCAAGTTCACTTGCTCTTCCTGCCTTGTCAACAGCTTCTTGAGTACCAGTAATTACAACAGTCTTATCCATGATCTGTGTGTAGTTACCAATTCTTGCTGTTGCAACAACTGCATCAAGACCAGCTTCATCGCCTTCAATAACTGCGTTATTTGTAGCGGCTGCTGCTAGTGCATCAGTTTGCCATTCGTGAAATGTGTTCTTCACTCCTTCTCTCGCAGCTGAACTCATAAATGGAGTATCAGTTGGTGAGATTGAGTAGATCACATCTTGTAGGTCTTCTCTAATTCCGACTGCATCATATGTGTCGAAAGTGTTTGTTGGTTGTGCCATTTTATTTTCTCCGTTAAGGTTATTTTATCATATCCAAAATTGCAGATTGGGCATCATCAAGACGACCAGTTTTCTTCAATTTAGATATTTTGTTCCTTACGATCTCACGTCTAGAGTTATCACTTTTGGCTACACCTGCTTTTATAACTTTAGGAGCATTGCTAACCTTTTTTGAAACCATAGGTTTGCCTTGCTTTATGTTACGATATGCTAACGCATCCTTTAGCACCAATAGAAATCTATGATCTGCTACTGTGCTTATTTCCTGATCTGAAAAACCATAATCTTTAAGTACGGTTTTAACACCTGACTTAAACTTATCAGCTTTATTAGGATCAGAAAATTCAGGAATACGTTCCTGTGCGAGTCTTGTTTGTTCAGCTAAGAAGGCATTATATTGTGTTGCCTGTTCCTGATTTGCTTTAGCTCTTAATGATTGTAATCTTTCTGATTGCTGTCGCATTTGGAAATCCAATTTTGCAGCACTCGTAGGATCTTCCTCATAAAGTTTTTGAAGCTCGTCAGTACTTAGCTTTTGTCTGTTCATAGACTCCGCAGAAGCTACTGCCTCGTTTAACTCTCTAAGTTTTTGATCGTATTGTTGACGCAAAACATTCTTCTCTTCTTCTACCTGTTTTTTCTCTACAGAAAGAGAATGTGTTTTTTGTCTATAATCGGAATCTCTAGAATAACCTGCTTTAAGCTCATCGAGGGTAACCTCTAACTCTTGACCCTGTACTTTGACATGGTGGAGATTTGGTTTCTCAACTTCTGCTTCAGATGCAGTATTATCTTCTTTCGTTTCCTCATTCACTTCAGACTCGACTTCTACTGGAGCTTCTTCAGACTTAGATTGGCTCTCTTCAGAAGTTTCCTGTTCCTCAACAGGTTCTGGAGTTGGTTCTACTTTAGTTTCAGGTTCTGATTGTCCTTGATCCTGAGTTGACTCTTTTGGAGTTTCAGGTTCAGGATTCAGTAATCCTAAGATTTTGTCAGCAGCACCTGTTACTGAATTATCAGCAATTGGCATATTATGCTCCTTTGTTTAACGCTTCTAAGTATTCTTAGATTGGCGTGTTAGTTGTTCTAGCTCCGAGGAAGCTAGTTTACCAGTTTCCATGACAGTCAACAAATGTGCTTTGATTTTATCAAGCATATTAAATGCCATCCAAAGTACTTGTCGTTGCTCATCGTCTTTGTAACTTGTATTAAATATTTCTGTTCGATACTGTTCAAACAGATATTCAAATCCTTCTTTAAGTAGGGGGTCGTCTAAAAGGGCTTTAGCCCTCGTTCCCCTGCTCGTTTGTTGGTGTAGGTTGTTGTTTTCCATCAAAAAATTGTTTCTGTCCATCTAATATCTTTTTGAAAATATCTCCAGACTGTTTAACTTGTGACTGTTCTACCATAGATTTACTCTTAAGTGCAAGTTCATCAATTTTAGTATTATATTTAAGTTCCATGTCTTTAACTTTTAATTCAAAGTCTAGTAATTTGGCTCTCATGTCAGCTTCTAGTTTTTTAGTTTCTATTGTAGAATTTAATACAGCTCTTTCATTTTCACCTTGTACTTGAGCCAATGAAACTTTTTCAAATTCAGTTGGTGGTTTAGGAGCAATAGGTGGCATTTGTGCAGCACCTACTTCTGGATCCATAAAGTAAGGATCTACATTTCCTAATCCAGCGTTCTCAACTAATTTACGCAAAGTGTGATAAATGTTTTTAAGATTAACAACTGGGCCATGTATATTTTGTTGTAGATTAAGAGCTTCCATTTGTCTTTGTAATATTGAATTAAGTAAAATTAATTGTTGTTCTTTAGAACCAGTACCTAGTCCTACACTTACACTAATATTAACTCTATCTCTCCACTCATAAGGCTTCATTGCTATAAACTTGCCTCTAATCTTAATCATCTTTTCTTTTTGCTGATACTTACAAACTAACTCAAATAATTTTTTACCTAAATCTTTCATTCCAGTTTCTGCAAATATACGTGCAATTAATTCCATTCTCATTTGAGATTGGGTTAATACTTGGTTCATACCAGTAGCAGTTTTAGAATTTAAACTATCAGGAGATAGCCCTTGTGATTGTCTAGACACTCCAGTTCTTTGTTCTTTAATAGAATCTAAATAATTTAGCATAGTACTTGCTTGATCTGTAATAGGTTGTGCTTGTAATGGCATAATAACATTAGAAGGTGGTTGTTTAGTTCTTACTATTCCACCAGGTCTGTTTGTTAATAAATCATCCATAGCTACTTGTCCGTCTTGAACAGCTATTCTGTTATTATTAGTTAGATACATATTGTCTAACATCTGACGCATAACAGTTGATTTTACTAATTGAATATCTTCTACTAATTCAGAAACAGATCTGCCATAAAATCTATGTGGCATCATAATAGGAGTTAAAGATATAAAAGGCATTGTGTCAATTTCATCAATTCCTAATACTTTGTAATTAGCATCTCCAGCTAAACAAACTTTAACAAGTTCAGATTTGCCATCTCCGTCAACATCTATTCTTGCGTAACATTCATGGATTAAAATATTGTCTGTTGTTTTATCACCTCTGTCTTGAGGAGCAGAAAAGTCTGTGTCTTCAAATCTAACGTGTTTATCTTCTGAATAAAAATTAGTATCTCCAACTGGAAGTGTTGCAACAACATCTGCATCATATCCCATTTCAATTAATTCAGTTCTAGTCATAGTAGTTTTGTGAGCTATAAAATTAGCATCTTCAATAGACTTAGCTCTTCTTTCAATTAAAAATTCTTCAGGTGGAACAGGATCAATTCTAACTTTTCCATAAGAAATAGTTTTATGAACAACGCAATCGTGATAAACTAATTCATCTAATGTTATTCCGTCTTCATCTTTTAAATCTTCTGTATACTCTGTATGCTGAGATACTTTTATTTCATCATCAGCAACTAAAATATTAAATTCATCTTCAGTTAATTTTTTGTATTCTTCTCTTGTTGTTTTTTCTGAGTCATCCCAATATACTTTAAGTATGCCATTCTTTTGAATTAAGGCATCTTTAAACGCAGCATATAAAGCTGTAAAGCCATTGTTCTCTTTGTAAAAAATATAGTTTAAATAATCTGTAGCTTGTGCTGCTACTTGTTCATCTTCAGATCCAACAGGTTCACATTCAAATACTCTATCTCCTGCTGTAAAGATTCTCATTAAAGAAGGCATTAAAGATTCAACAGTATCAGATACGTCTGTACTAACTACTTGTGATCTTCCTTCTTGTTCATTACCAAAAGGTTTACCAAGATAAAACTCTAAAGATTTTTTTCTTCTTGAAACTATTTCACCACCAATATAACCTGATGATGCTCTTAACTCTCTATCTAGGATAGAAACTATTTCTCTTTCATTAATTTTCATACTATATATTTTGTATCAACATTTATTGGGGAAGTCCAATCGCTAACATCTATTGGGTCGTGTACACATCCGTATCTAAATGCATCGGAACTGTGTGAACACCAATCATGTAAGGGTTTACTTTTAAAAACCTGATTCTTCTCATCCCATTGTTTACGATACTGACGCAACGCATCAATACCTAGTTTACACTTTTCTCTATCAAACCAACAGTAAGGCAAAGCATTTCTTACTGACTCAATACCATGGTCTACTTCTAGTTTTGGAGCAACTTCAAACATTATACCTAATTCCTGAGAAACTTCCAACCTAGACTTACCAGTTCCTAATTCTCTAGCCTGAATATCGTGTGGAGCTATATGTCTAGAATAAGCATAACCTTTATCTTCTAGTATATCTGCGTAGTGCATTAGGCTCTCACCTGAATTTTCATAATAGTCAATTAGGTGTACTTCTTCTCCAACTCTTTGTGCAAACCAAATAGCTGTTGAGTCTCCTATACCTAAATCCCACCATGTTTCAACTCCAACATTTTCGTCAAGAGGTACAACTCCTATTCTATTCTCATTATCAGCTTTTGTCATTAGCTTACCATAATAAGATCCAGATACCGCAGCAGTAAAACTACATTCAAATTCTTGATTGTACTGCTCTTCTGTCATAATAGATGCAGCTTGTTTAAGCTCTTCATCTGGTATAACTTTCGTTTCAGAAGCACGATACATTTGACCAAACCAATCTTTATTATCTCTTAAAGCGTAGTCATACACTTCCCAAAACTGATTATGCCCCATTGGAGTTCCAATAAAGATAACCCATCCTAATGTATCTGAGATAGCAGGTCTTACAATCTCCGTCCATGTACGAGGAGCCATAATAGCATACTCATCCATAATAACCCCATGAAACCCTAATCCCCTTAATGAGTCATTATTATCTGCCCCATATATTTGGATCTTAGAACCATTCCATAGATCAACACGTAATTCTGTTTCGTTCTTATCTCCACCTAAATACATAAGTGGCTTTGTGTACTGCTTTAAATAATCCCAAGCAATGGCTTTACCCTGACGATAAGTCGGAGCTATGTAAGCTAATTTATGATTTGGATTTTGAACAGCGTGTAATATAAGTTCATTTATTGCAAGTACGGATTTGCCAAAACGTCTATGACATACCAGAACATTAAATCTTTTTAAACTCTTATGAACCTCTTTTTGTAATGGTCTAGGTTTATAAGGTATGCTTATTTCGTGTACTTTAGTCTTCCCACTTGACTTTGATTTCGAGTGGTTTGTCTGTTGCAAGTTTGGTTGTGGTTGCAACTCTTGCGTGGACGTAAGGTGCTGCTCTTTCGGCTGCATACATTTTTCTTTCAGGTGATGAGATAGGGTTATTTAATACAGCTAACAAATAGTCTAATGGAGAAGTTTGATACTTCGTTGACATTTCCTGTTCTGTTTTCCACATCTTTTCTCGTTTAAAGCCTTTTTTTCTTCCAGCCCCAGGTCTTTTTCCCCCGTAATTTTCACTAGTCATCTTAATCTTTTCCATATCCTATCATTTTATTTCTAATATCTATATTTTCTCCAAATTTAGGAGCTTTCGCATATCTTCTTTTGGGGCCAGCTTTTGCGTATTGTAAAGCTGTATAACCTAAACCTATCGCACTAGTTTTTAAACCAAACTTAATTCCTTTTTTAATAAGCGACCCACCACCTTTTAATATTTTACTACCCACAATTTTAGAGGTTTTAATATTTTTTTTATTTTTAAATTTTTTGTCAATTAAAGCAGGTACTGGTGCAGTAGGTACTGGTGGATAGAATTTTTTAGCCATTATTTGAATCCTTTTTTCATTGCTTTATATGATTTGGCACTTACTGTGCTTTTACTTTTAGGGCGAGATATGCCCTTTTTTTTACGAGCGTTTATGTTTGCGTATAAACCTTTTTTTTTCACTAGTATTTATTTCTTTTTTTTTTAGTCTTTGCGTTAACAGATTTAGTAGGATGTTTAGCACCCTTCATTACTTTACCATTAGGCATTTTGTGAGTTTTTTTATTCTTCATTATCTTCGTAGAAGTCTTCTTCTTCTTCAGTTACAATTGATTCAATTTCAGCAATGATCTCTTCTTCCTCTGAATGAAGTTCTCTTAGCTGTTCAAATAAATCTTCTAAATTTCTTTTGTCCATATCCTGTATTACCTCAACAAACCTTTCATTGCAAGATCACGTGTAGTTGGTGGAGCCATTTGTTGTTGTGGTGGTCTAGCCATCTGTTGCATTTGAGGATTGTTAGGTTGGTCTTGTAGTAAGCCTTTTTGTCTTTCAATCTCAGGCATCATCTTAGCTTTAATTACTACTTGTAACTTCTCAGCTTCTTCTGGCTTTAGGCCAATAATAGTATCTGCTAGTTGTTCTATTTTATCTTTTGCCATTATCTTTTTCCTTGCCCTCTATAAGTTACTTTATGTTTTTTGCTATGTCTACCTGGTCGTTTTTTTCGTCTTTCTTTGATTAACTGTTCTTTACCAATATCTACTTTCTTGGCCATTAATCGTCAGAGTCTAAAAAAGATCCTATAGCATAACCACCTATTCCAGCAGACGTTGCTTTCCTAGCACCTGATGTTCCAAGAGTTGCGCCATATAATTTCTTATATCCCTTAAATCCTTTTTTGGCAGCTCCTTGTACCCCAGATATAAGTTTCGCTTCTCCTGCACCCATCTTTGTTCCTTTAAG